CAGATGACGCGATGATCTGGCCATTCGGCGCTTGAAGGCGCCACATCCAACCGTCGCCAAATGCTTCGAACACCTTGAACTGGTACGGGCGTTTGCTCATGCTGCGTCCTTCGCTTTGATTGCGCGCTCGGCCATGCGGATCGATTCAAGGGCGAGCGACTGATCGCCAGCAGCAGCACGGGCAAGAATCCGATGTGCCCAGGCTTTCGGATCGACCTTCGGCTTGGCTGGTGCCTGATAGCCGATCCGCGCCAGGATCTCGGCCGCTTCCTCGCGCGTCGTCACGGTGCCGCCAGGCGCCGCCAGGGCAAGCGCCTGATCGCGCCGGTTCACCGCAGCCACGCGGCACGCTTCCGAGAACTCGGGCAGCGTGGGCGGCCACTGCGAGCCGGAATCGATCAGCCCGCGCACGGCGGCAGCGATCGTCTCGCCGGTGTATCGGCCAAGCGCGTCGGCCCACACGCCCTTCACCTCGTCACGGTCCGCGTCCGCCCACATGGCGCCGACTTTCTGCGATCCGTACATTGCGACGAACCGCGAAAACAGGCGATCAACCCAGGCGCTCGGCAATGGTGCGGGGTTCGACATCGATGGTGTCCGGTTGGGGCTGCGGGGGGCGCGGTTGACGCCCGGTGAGATCGGCAATGACGGCGGAATGACGGCTCGGCGGCGGTGAGGCGCGGGGCTGCGGCATAGCTCGCTCGCCGCGAACCCAGTTGCGCCAGGTGGCCAGCCAGTCGAGCTTCACGCCGTCCTTGCCGGGCTTGGCCGTCCAGTGATCCCGGAACCGGTCCCATGTCGCCGAAGGGCTCAGGTCGGGCCGTTCCTGCCGGCAGAAATCCCGGTACTCGTCGGGCATGTCCTCGAGTTGCAGACGCGTGCCTCGAGGCGATCGGGGCTCGGGGTCTTCCGGCTGGGGTGGTGGGGGCGGTGGGTTTTCAGCCGGCGCCGGTGGGTTGTCCTGGACAGCAGGGGGGTTTGCATCCTCGGCCGGCGGGTTTTCGGCGGCTTGTTGCGCCCTCTCTTGTCCCGAATCAGAGAGAGGGGAATCAGGAATCAGAGAATCAGGAATCAGAGAATCAGGAATCAGAGAATCAGGAATCAGAGAATCAGCCCGGCTCGGCATGTCCTTGGCATTGCCTTGGTCTTGCCTAGGCGTTGCCTGGGTATTGCCTTGGTACGACGGCAGCAATGACGGGGCTTCCCGGGGGTGCGGATTCTGGTGCTTGGCGAAGTTTGTGATCTGGATGATTGCGGTGCCGTCGACCCTGTATCGGCAGATGAAACCGGCGGCTGCCAGGTCATCGAGCATCGCGCCTGCATCGGCGTTGCGGTCGAACGGCAGCGCCTGCGCCGCGATGCGTTTCGGCCTGTCCTCGAGCCTGCCCTCGCGGTCAGCAAGCATCCAGAGGTAGATGAACAGCAGGCGGGTCAACGGCGCGAGTTCGGCCAGGTCGTCGTTGTCCATGATCGCCGGCTTAATGTTGCGGGCTCGTGCCATCAGGTTCCCTGCCCGTCGGAATAGACGCTGGGGCACGCTTTGAAGTCCAGGCCGCCGGTGCGCACCTGAACCTTGGGGGGCACCCACGGCCGGAACGGGCGCCCCTGGAACTCAGGGAAAACCAGCACGCGCTGGACGAACCGGGTGGGCTTTGTGATCACGCGGGACGCTTCGCCGCCGCCGAAATCGGACGTGCGCACTTTCACATACCCGGCATGCACCGAAACTACGTTGCCTTCATGACCGGCGCCAGGCCCGGTCAGGATGCGGACACGGTCGCCCATCATCATTGAATTGCCCCCCGGATCGCTTTCATGGCCTGCCCGTACTGCCCGGCGCTCGAGTTCGGGCACGCGGCCCGGAATTCCTGACGCAGACGCTCGAATACGGTTGCGCGCGGCTTGCCTGCGTGCGCGTCGATGCGGGCCGGCCGCGACTGCAGGAAACGTTCGTAGGGTTTGGGGGGCGCGTTCATGCCTGCCTCACGCAGCAGAAAACAGGTCGTTCTGCTGGCAGGCGGTCGCCAGGTTCTTTGTCGCCTGCTCAAAGTAGCTACGCTTGAGTTCGACGCCGACGAACCGCCGCTGCATCTCACGAGCCACGAACCCTTCGCTGCCGATGCCCATGAACGGGCTCAGAACGACATCGTTCGGGTTCGTCCAGAGTTCGATGCCGCGCCGGATCACCTCGAGCTGCAGCGGGCAGATGTGGCGCTCGTCGTCGTGTTCGCGGGCGCTGCGGTATTGCAGTGTGTCGTTCGGGTCGATGTCCATCCAGACCGGCGACGCTACTTGCTGCCACTTGCTCACCGGGTATTCGGTCGAGTCGTGCAGAACGCGGTCCGGGTTCTCGCCAGGCGCGCGCATCGTGATGAGGTAATCCGGGATGCCGTGTCGGCTCATGGATGCATTGCCGCGCACCGTCTTGTGCAGCAGCCCGAGCGCTTTCGTGCGCTGCATCGCGGTCACGGGGTCCTTCCAGATCACGACTTCGGCGTGATGGATGAACCCTTGCGCCTGGAATGCGCGGATCAGATCGCCGCGAAAGTCCTTCAGGCCGATGTACCCATCGCGCTCTTTGCTGGTCGGCAGGAGCATGCAGTGGAATGACACGTTCCGGCCAGGCTTCATGACTCGGCGCAGTTGCGCGATCAGGTGCCCGAAGTGCTCGAAGAATTCCGCGTCGGTCCGGCAATTGCCCATGTCGCGCGGGCTGTTGCTGTAGGTGTACAGCGATGAAAACGGCGGGCTGAATATCGAATAGTCCACCGAAGAATCGGGAAGGCCCTGCAGCGCCTCGACGCAATCGCCGTTGATGGCCGTCCAGCCATCGCCATGCTGCTGATCCATCACGTTCATGCGGCGCTCCTGAGCCAGTCCGGCACAACGATTGCGCGGGCCGGGTTGTAGGTGTTTTCTTGTCTTTGTGTGCCGAGAACGGCAAGCTGCACCGCCTCGCGCGTTTCCGCAGACAGAGCCGCCGCCATTGCTTGCGCGTCCTGCTCTTTGCGTTTGAGGTTCGCCACGATCGAGCCTTCACGCTCGCTGGCGAAGATGTGCACTTGCACCGGATGCGACTGACCAAACCGCCAGCAGCGCCGCACGGCCTGGTAGTAGGACTCCCATGAGTCGGTCACGCCAACGAACGCCATGCGCGCGCAGTGCTGCCAGTTCAGGCCCCACCCGGCAATGCTGGGCTTCGTGACGATGACGCGATTGCGGCCAGTCGCGAACGCATCAAGCGCCGACTCTTTGTCGTCGAGATCCAGCGAACCGCGAACCTCGATCGCGCCTTCAATGCCGCGCGACAGCAGATCGGATTCCGCATTCAGATCGCACCAGACGACCCAGGGCTGATCGTCGCTGTTGACCAGTTCGACGCAAGCCCGAACACGGTCGGCGATCGAGTCGCGGCGCGCGTCCCGTCGTTCCATCAGGCTCGCAGCCTCAAGCGCGAACAGCCCAGCGCCAGTGTTCAGCGACTCGACGGTGTGTTCATGCAGCAGCAGCGCTGGCAGGTTGTACGCGCCATCCTCGAACCCGAGATCGGACGGTTTTCGAACCATCGCGCCCCACTGCGACACCCAGCGCCAGAACTCGCGCTGCGCATGGCCCTTCAGCCGCCACACCTGAGTCTCGCCGCCGTCGTGAACGAAGAATTCAGCGAGCATCTCGGTCCGGGTGCAGACGCCCAGGAATTCGGCATGCGTGCCCAGTTCGGTCCAGTCGTTCGGCGCTGGCGTGGCGGTCGCGCAAAGCCGATACGGCGTGCGTGAGAACGCCTCCAGCAGCGCGGCGAGCGTTTTGGTGTTGTGGTGTTTGATGACGCTCGACTCGTCCAGCACAACGCCGACAAACCGCGATGAGTCGATCTTGTGCAGCCGGTCATAGTTGATGACGTTCACGCCTGGCCGAACGTCGGCGGCTTCGCGCAGTACGGTCACACCGATCCCGACTTCGACGCCTTCGGCCTGCATCTGTTTTGCGACCGCAAGCGGGGTCAGGATCAGAACATCACGGCCAGTCTCGCGGTGAATCGCGTCGGCCCATGCCAATTCCATCCGCGTCTTGCCAAGCCCTGTATCGGCGAAGATCGCGCACCGGCCACGGCGCAGCGCCCAATTGATGAGCACGCGCTGATGATCGAACAGCGGCAGATCCGCACGCGCCTCGACGTTGATTCCTGCGGGGGCAAGGTAAGCATTCTTGCTGCCCAGGAACTCGGAATAGTTGCGGGGTCCCTCGTCGCGATCAGACGGTGCCGGAGCTGCAGCGGCAGGCGATTGGCCTGGCGCGGGCGCTGTTGGGTGCGATGCTGGTGTGAGCACCCCGAGTTCATCAAGCGCGCGGGCAAGCGCAGGACTTGCACTGCCCCCGTTGCACGGGTCGCATATCCAGTACACGTCCTGCTCGTGGGCGAAGTGCCAGGAAGTCATGCGAGCTCCGCAAATTGAGCAGAGCATCTCAGCCGGCCGATCGCTTGAGGATTGCGCGGGCTTTCGCCGTTGCGTGTTCGCGATCAGCGGCAGCAACGCCGAGATCCGCCGCCATCGACATGAACATGACAGTCGCTGAGCCAGCGAACACGCCGCACAGGAACACAGCAATCATGGTCAGCACGAAGATGGCTTCCACGTCAGCCGGCCCAGTTCGCGAGCCTGCGCTCGATTGCAGCGCGGTCGGCGTTGCGATGTGCGCGGATCGTGTTGAGCGCGTAGCCGAACGCGGTGCCGGCCAGGAATGCGAGCAGGAGGTAGGACATCAGGCGGCCGCCTTCGGTTGTTTGCTGCTCTTGCGCAAAACCGCCCACTCAACATCGGGGCGCAGCTCCTCGCAGCGCACGCCGGTCGCCTTTTCGATCAGCGGGCAGTACTCGGCAGGCACGTTACCACGCACACGCCAGTTAGAAACAGCGGTTTGCCAGACGCCGCACGCGGCACCCAACGCTTTCTGC